TTTATGAGGGTCGCATAATATGACATATAGATTATTTGGAAGATATCTAACTTTTGGTATCAGGAATGGAGTCGGTTTGGATTTAGAGTTCACTCACTCAAGACCCATGTGGGTGACATCTAAAGACTTCGAAGGTCTTAAAGCGTGTTCATTCGAGGGCACAGTGGTACTGTTGCCGTTTTTTATAATATCTTATGGGAAGTGTTACGATGAGCAGTAGTGCAGGTAGATGGACTGAGGGTTGCGGAAAAGGAGACCGCTTAAGAAAAGTAAACAAAAAGAAGTTCGATGAAAACTTCGACAGAATCTTTAACAAAACTAAACAGGAGAAAAAAGATGAAGCTAGTAAACAAACTAAGACACTGGATAGCCGACAAGGCTGAAGAATATATCTATGTTTCTAAAGTTGTTGTGTTTGCCGTGTGTTTGTACATGGTAGCTGTCACACTGCTATGGCTATTTTAGTCTTGACGTATCGAATAAACTAAAGTAAAATTATATTTTCAATCAACCAATGAGGTAAAACTTTATGGCAATTTTACAAGGCGAAGCATATTGGGCTTCTGTAACAACACCGAATACAACTTATGAGCCTGTGTATTCAGTAAACCTAGTAGTAGACGAAGCTACGGCTAAAGATTTTGAAAGTCGTGGATTCGCTGTCAAGCAAATGGACGAAGGTCCTGCAATAGTTATCAAGCGTAAAGTCAATGGACCAAATGGAATGGTTCGCCAAGCTCCAAAGCTTATTGACAAGAATAAGAATCCATTGGATGCTCGTGTAGGTAACGGCTCTAATGTTCGAGTTCAGTACAAAGAATGGGAGTCTGTTTGGAAAGGTCGCACCTTTAAAGGCTTAGACTTTCAAGCAATGCAAGTAATAGATTTAGTAGAAGTTGGGTCGCCTGACGGCTCAGAATTTGATGTAATCGACTCAGATATGGAGAATGAACTATGAGTGAAGCGCAATATACTTATGTCGTAGATGGTAAAACTTACGATGTAACTTTATTGGACAGCGAAGGTCAGGAGCTTTTTAAGCTTCTGGCTATCGCCAACAACAGAGTTACTGAGGCAGGTCAGAACTTGGGAATCGCCCAAGCATCTGTTATTGCTATCAACAATAAACTACAAGAAGCTCTCACGGATGAAGCTTTAATCGAAGAAAAGGATGACGAAACCACCGATGAGGAGTAAGGTCAATGCCTTTCGTAAAATTCAAACTCCCCTGCCCAGAGTGCGGGGGAAGCGACCCAGTTTCTATGAACGAAGATGGGTCTGCTTGGTGTTTTAGTTGCAGTACTTATTTTAAAAATTACAGCACATCGGAAGTGCCTAGCGATACGACAACGGAATTTGATACGTATCAACCAAAGAAAAATGTAAACACGTTGACAGGTGCAAGCCCCACATTCAATGCCCTTACGGATAGAGGGATAAGTCTAGCGACTGCTAAGAAATATGGGGTTAAATCTACAACAACTGTTGGTGGTCAGATTACTAGCCACCATTATCCATACTACAGTGGAAATGATTTTGCGGGAACTAAAATCCGTAAGCCGAACAAGGACTTTGCGTGGACAGGGAATGCTAAGGACAGCGGTCTATTTGGCGAACAGTTATTCAAAGCGGGTGGTAAGTTCATCACTGTTACCGAGGGCGAGTGTGATGCTATGGCAGCATACGAACTCATGGGTAGCAAGTGGCCTGTAGTATCTATCAAGTCGGGAGCGCATGGAGGCGTTCGTGACATCAAAGATAATCTAGAGTTCTTAGAATCCTTTGATGCCATTGTCTTAAACTTTGACAACGATAAAGTCGGCAAAGAAGCTGTCAAAGCTATTGCCAAACTATTTACTCCCGGAAAAGCTAAGATCATGTCGTTGCCATCAGATTACAAAGATGCTAACGATATGCTCGTGAACAACAAGCACTCAGCTTATGTTCAGGCTTTCTGGGATGCTAAAGTCTATACACCGTCTGGCGTTCTCAACCTTTCAGAACAGCTAGATGCGTATCGTAAACTACGTACGGAGAGAAAGGAAGCTATACCGTTTCCGTGGGTAGGTCTCAACAAAAAGCTTGAGGGTCTTCGAGCAGGTGAACTAGTAACGCTAACAGGCGGCACAGGCTTAGGTAAGTCTAGTGTCACTCGGGAACTGGAACACTGGCTCATCAACAAGACTTCAGACAATGTAGGCGTGGTAGCTCTGGAAGAAAACTGGAGTCGTACCGCAGAGGGCATCATGGCTATTGAAGCCAATGCCCGACTACACCTCGACAGCGTTAAAAACTCTTTCATGGATCACGAGCTTGACGAGTGCTATCAGAAAGTCTTTGGCGGTGAGAACGAGGGTCGTGTTTGGATTCATGCCCATCATGGCGTAAATAACATTGACGATATCTTCAGCAAACTCAGATACATGATTATGGGTCTTGACTGCAAGTGGGTTGTAGTAGATCACCTGCACATGTTGGTTCTATCTACACTCGAGAGCGATGAGCGTAAAGCTATTGACAGCATTATGCATCGACTCAGAACCCTTGTAGAAGAGACTGGTTGTGGCATGGTACTAGTGTCACACCTCAGACGAGTTGACGGTAATCGTGGTCACGAGAACGGCATCGAGACAGGTCTATCACACTTGCGTGGTAGTCAGTCTATTGCTCAGCTATCGGACTGTGTTATATCCCTTGAGCGAAATCAACAAAGCGATGATGAGATCGAGGCTTCTACAACTCGTGTAAGAGTTCTTAAGTCTAGATATACTGGTGATGTGGGCGTTGCTACACACCTACTGTACGATCAGAAGACTGGTCGATTATCAGAGATAGATCATCAAACAGCAGAAGATTTAATTGGAGACGAACTATGAACCTAGTATTTGACATTGAAGCAAACGGCTTAGAGCCAGATAAAATATTCTGCATGGTCGCATACGATGTAGATACTCGTGCAACTTACAAGTACGATGTAGATAACTTGGAAGATGGTTATAGACTTCTATCTTCTGCCAACAAACTAATTGGTCATAATATCCTATGCTATGACCTACCTGTTATTAAGAAGATTGCAGGTATAGATCTATCAGACAAAAAGATTGTAGACACCCTAGTGCTATCTAGATTATTCAAGCCGACTCGTGAAGGCGGTCATGGTCTGGAGTCATGGGGCTATAGACTTAACTACATGAAAGGTGACTACGGTGAGAGCGATGAAGCTTGGGAGGCTTACTGTCCTGAGATGCTAGAATACTGTGAGCGTGATGTACTTCTAAACGCTAAAGTATACGACTGTCTTAAGCTAGAAAGTCGTGGCTTCACACCGCAATCAGTTAGACTAGAACACGCAGTAGCTACTATTGTAAATCAACAGCGCGACAATGGTTTCGTTTTAGATGTCCAGAAAGCTATGCTGCTTGTTGCAGAACTCACCGACAAGATTGAAGAGGTGAAGCGCGAAGTACACAAAGAGTTTAAGCCTCGCGTAACTGTTACCGAGCTTTATCCCAAGTACACCAAAGCCGGTGTTCTATCTAAACTGTCTGAAGACTTTTATGGTAATGGTGTCCGACTCACCGATGAAGAGTGGGAGACCATGAATGAAACTAAACAGCCTATCAAGCGTGAGACAAGCACAGAGTTTAATCTAGGCTCTCGCAAACAGATAGGAGAGTATCTAATCGAGTTTGGTTGGAAGCCTAAGAACTACACACCTACTGGTCAGCCCATCGTGGATGAGGGAACTCTGAAGAAAGTTACTGACATTCCTCAAGCACAGATGATTGCAAATTTTCTTATGCTGCAAAAGCGCTTGGCTCAGGTGAACAGTTGGATTAAAGAACTAAACCCAGACACAGGTAGAATACATGGCTATGTTAATCCTAACGGTGCCGTGACATCAAGAATGACACACTCACATCCGAACATGGCTCAGATACCTAGCTGTAGCTCTCCCTACGGTGAGGACTGTCGTGCCTGTTGGACTGTACCAGAGGATCACAAACTAGTAGGTATTGATGCATCAGGGTTAGAACTACGGATGCTTGCACATTACCTTGAAGACGAGGACTATACAAATGAAATTCTCAACGGAGACATTCACACAGCTAACCAAAAACTTGCAGGTCTTAAATCAAGAAATCAGGCAAAAACATTCATCTATGCGCTACTATACGGGGCAGGAGATGCAAAGCTTGGAACAGTGGTTGGAAGAAATAGAGCAGCAGGTAAAGAACTTAGACAATCATTCTTTGATAATCTCCCATCATTTAAAACTCTTACGTCGAGAGTACAGCGAGAAGCTAAGTACGGATTCATCAAAGGGCTAGATGGTCGCATGATAACTGTAAGGTCTGAACACGCAGCTTTAAATACTTTACTGCAATCAGCAGGAGCGATTGTGATGAAGGAGGCTCTCGTTGTTTTGGACAAGAAGATCAAAGACCATAGACTTAACGCCAAGTTTGTAGCTAACGTACATGATGAATGGCAGATTGAATGCTCTAACGATGATGCAGATAAAGTTGGAGAGTTAGGAATAGAGGCTATTATCCAAGCAGGTAAAAACTTAAATCTTAAATGTCCCCTTGATGGAGACTATAAGGTTGGGAGTGCTTGGCATGAAACACACTAATCAATTAGAGTTTGAAGCCTTTATAGATGATGGCGAACTGGGCTCAGAAGACGGTAAGTTTTGCAACAAGTGTAATCAGCTTCTTCCGCTAACCGCCTTCAGCGCACACAGCGGTGCCAACTATCTAAGACCAGAGTGTAAGTCCTGCAATCAGGAACTAACTAGAGTTAGGACTGAGCTTAGACAGAAGCACGGTATGCCGTCAGAGGGATACTGTTGTCCCATCTGCAAAGGAGACGAGGAGGGCGTGAAGGGTAAAGGAAACACCCGCAATGGGTCTTGGGTTTTAGACCACTGTCACGACACCGATAGTTTTAGAGGTTGGTTATGTCACAAATGTAATAGAGCTTTGGGTGGCTTTAACGATGACGTATCTCTACTGCAAAACGCCATAAAATATTTACAAGGAAAATTAAAATGAAAAAGCTAGAGAATGTAGTACCAGATATATATGCGCTACTAGAAGATCTTTCGCGTGGTACACCGTTGCCACTAACTGAAGAAGAGATAGATAAAGTTTTAGCCAGTATGAAAGAGTCTATTATTTCTTGGGCTAATCCGTCAAAGCGCAATCAGAACTTTACGGTTCGTATGTCCAACATCGGCAAGCCCGATAGACAACTATGGTTTGAGAAAAGAGATACTGATACATCCTCAAACATAGACGGTCCAACACAGATTAAGTTTCTATACGGACATATTCTGGAAGAGATTGCACTGATGTTGGTACGAATGGCGGGACATGAAGTGACAGACGAGCAGAAAGAAGTATCTGTTAATGGTATCATGGGTCACATGGACAGCAAGATAAATGGTGAGGTGGTTGATGTAAAGACTGCATCTAAGTTTGCTTTCAATAAGTTCCGTGATGGTCGCTTAGCACAAGACGATCCCTTTGGATATCTAGGGCAGCTTGCAGGGTACGAGAAAGCAGAGGGCACGTCCGACGGTGGCTTCTTGGTTATTAATAAAGAAAGCGGTGAGCTTTGTTTGCACATACCTGAAGATCTAGATAAACCTAATATAGAATCTAAGATCAACAACCTCATACCTGCCTTAGACATTGACACACCACCTGAAATTTGCTACCCTCCTATACCAGATGGTAAGAAAGGTAACATGAAACTTGCTAAAGGATGCTCGTGGTGTAAATATAAATATGAATGCCACAAAGATGCAAATGATGGCGAGGGTCTTAGAGCCTTTAAATACTCTAAAGGTCTTACATATTTTACTAAGGTCGTAGTTGAACCAAAGGTTGAGGAATATCTATGAATGGAAAGAAAGCAAAAAGAATACGGAGGCACTCTCGGGTGCTTCTTGTGTCTTGGCTAAAAAGCTTATTGAGCGAAGAAGAAGCAGAGCAAGTAAACATCAAGAACTATAAGCAGATAATGCCTGAGCAAACACATGCTTATGTTCAGGATAAGTTTTTGTTGAACGCCTATCACCCCAAGTGGATCGTTAAGAAAATAAATCAGCTAACCTCTATCTATCCCAAGCTAAAGATAGAAGACGTTAACTTGGAGCTTATACAATGGAAAGTGAACAGATCTCAGGGGTAGAACTAGAGGATATGATTATAGCTGTTGGAAGTCTTTTGTATAATTCTCAGTGCAGTATCTGTGATATTGATCCTCAGTTCTTAGAGGATTTAAAAGTGCTTCTAATAGCAGAACTTGAAAAGAGGGAGGCTAGACTACATTGAAAAATGTCAGGAAAGGATTCAGAAAACAGAGGGTAAAAAGACCAGTCGAGAAAGATGTACCGCAGGGGTACGATTCTAACTGGGAGTATGAGCTGCATCAGGGCATCCTAGATAACTGGGATTTCCACACGGACAAAGTTCCTTATGTGGTTGAACACACCTACAGCCCAGACTTTATTAAAGATGTAAACGGTAAGAAGATTCTGCTTGAAGCTAAAGGCAGGTTCTGGGACTATGCTGAGTACAGTAAATATATTTGGATACAAAAGATTCTTCCTGATGATACGGAGCTTGTGTTTCTTTTTGCAAACCCTAATGCTCCAATGCCTCAAGCTAAACGTAGAAAAGACGGCACTAAAAGAAGCCACGGTGAGTGGGCTAGTGCTAATAACTTTCGTTGGTTTAGTGAAGACAGTATCCCGGATTCATGGATAAACGCTAAGAAAAGAGAGGACTTTAACGATGAGTGTTGAGAAGCAAACCACCGCAGAAGATTGGGATAAACTTAGAAGTCCCTATTGGAAAATGGCAAAAGAAGAAGCCAAAGAAGATGTAGTTAATCACCCAAGCCATTATAACTATGGTAAAATAGAATGCATTGAAGCTATTGAAGAAAGCATGACACCTGAATCATTTAAGGGTTATCTAAAAGGAAACTGCCTGAAATATCTTTGGCGGTACGAACGTAAGCACAAAGCAGAACAAGACCTACGTAAAGCTCAATGGTATTTAAATAAACTTATAGAGAAAATAAGTGCAAAGCAATGAACGATTACAGCAGGAAAGACGAAAGAAGAAATCAATTTTTAAGAAAGAAAAAGTTTAAGAATGTTTCTTCTTCACATAAACTTAAAAGAGTTAAGAAAGCTGAACTTAAAACAAAACAAACAGTAAAGGAATTTTAAATGGACCAATATCAACAATTCATACATAAGTCCCGATATGCTCGTTGGCTTCCTGAAGAGGGCAGACGAGAGCGATGGGACGAAACGGTCAACAGATATGTTGACTTCTGGAAAGATCGTGGGCAGATAGATGAGAAGACAGCCCTTAAACTGTTTAACGCTATCTTTAATTTAGAAGTAATGCCATCTATGCGTTGTCTTATGACAGCGGGTGAGGCATTAGATAAAGATAATGTGGCGGGATTCAACTGCAGCTACTTGCATATTGATTCTCCAAGAAGCTTTGATGAACTTATGTACGTTCTTATGTGCGGTACAGGAGTGGGCTTCAGTGTAGAGCGAGCATTCATCAACAAACTACCTGAAGTTGCAGAAGAGTTTCATCCAACGGACACCGTGATTGTGGTTGCCGACAGTAAGATTGGATGGGCTTCAGCCTTCAAAGAGCTTATAAGTCTTCTGTACGCAGGTAAGATACCTAAATGGGATATGCACAAAGTACGCCCATCAGGTGAAAGACTTAAGACCTTTGGCGGTCGTGCTAGTGGTCCTGAGCCTCTTGAAGATTTATTTAACTTCTGTGTTGGCATCTTCCAGAAAGCAGCAGGTCGTAAGCTAACAAGCATTGAATGCCACGATGTAGTGTGTAAGATTGCAGAGATTGTAGTTGTAGGCGGTGTAAGACGATCAGCCCTTATCTCTCTTTCTAATCTATCAGATCCTCGTATGGCTAAAGCTAAATCAGGTAACTGGTGGATGGATGAAGGACAAAGAGCATTGGCTAACAACAGTGTATCGTACACAGAGAAGCCTGACTTTGAATCTTACTTGTCTGAGATGCACACCATGTACGACAGCAAGGCAGGAGAGCGCGGTATCTTTAGCAGGGTGGCTGCTCAGAAAGTAGCGGCTAGGAACGGACGTAGAGACCCTGAGCAGGACTTTGGAACTAACCCATGCTCTGAGATTATCCTGCGAAGCAATCAGTTCTGTAATCTGTCTGAGATAGTTATTCGCCACGACGATGATCTTAAAAGTCTTAAAAGAAAAACAGAGGTTGCCTCGATTATTGGTACTCTTCAGGCTACTCTTACAGACTTTAGATATCTTAGAAATGTTTGGAAACGAAACACAGAAGAAGAAGCACTGTTGGGTGTAAGCCTGACAGGTATTTGCGATCATCATGTGTTAAGTTCTGATTCACCTCAACTAGAAAAATGGCTAACGGAGATGAAAGATGTTGCTGTTAAAACAAATAAAAAGTGGGCTGCGAAGCTTGGCATTAACCAGTCTGCAGCTATTACTTGTGTTAAGCCTAGCGGCACTGTTTCTCAACTTGTTGATAGCGCTAGTGGTATCCATCCCCGCTTTAGCAATCATTATATTCGCAGAGTCCGTTCTGACAAAAAGGACCCACTTGCTCAATATATGGAAACGGTAGGCTTCCCTGTTGAACCAGACGTAATGAATAAGTCTAGCTTAGTGTTTAGCTTCCCTGTTAAAGCACCCGCTAAAAGCGTAGTAGTTAAGGACGTAGGAGCGATGGAGCAGCTTAAGCTATGGAAGAAGTATCAAGACTTTTGGTGTGAGCATAAGCCTAGTATTACTGTGTATTACACTGACGATGAGTTCTTACAAGTTGCTCAGTGGATATGGGATAACTTCGATACAGTGTCCGGTATTAGTTTACTTCCTGTCAGCGATCATGTGTATCAACAAGCACCGTATGAGGCTATAGACAAAGAGAAATACAACGAGCTTGTCAAGGCAATGCCTAAAGATATTGACTGGACTGATCTTGAAAACTTTGAGAAAGATGACAATACCACAGGCTCGCAAGAGTTAGCGTGTACTGGTGGCGCTTGTGAGATTGTTTAAAAAGAAAAAGGAAGCTACTGTTGTAGGCTTTCAAGTGTTAATAAACAGCGAGGGGAATGTCGTGACAGAAATGTCAGGCATCCCTGAGCAGGATTTACACAAAGCTTTTAAGGGGGAAGAACTAGAAATCATGCGATCCATTATACGCCTAGCTAAGCCTAAACTACAGGAGATGCATAAGTTCTTAGAAGACGAACTGTGCGCTTTGAACCATGCTAAAGGTTGATGGATTTGATGAAGCAATAATCGGGACCGCCTCAAGATGTGGTAGTCCCGATATACTTGCTTATAATGTAGATAAGATTATTGAAATAATAGTAAGAAAAGATGGGATGGCAATAGACGATGCGTGGGAACACTTTGAATATAACATTCTATCGAGCTATATGGGCGAGACCACCCCGATCTTTATTTTTCCTACCATTTAATACATTTTTCTTTTTTTGTATTAAATAATACAACTTACCATTTAACTTTATGCGACCAGTAACGCGCAGATAACTTAGAAGGCTTGCTATCTTGTGCGTTATGTCTTGCATAATAACTCTTCTTTCTGGCTTTATCTTTAGCAGTCTTGGGATTCTTTCCTGCTCCCTTAACTCCTTGCTGACCAAATCGAATCGTTTTAATTTTATCGCCTACTTTGGCGACAACCACATGAGACTTCTTAGGATGGTTAGGTGTACGCTTAGGTTTATTAAACCCAGATACACCTGCTCTAGCTAATCGCGGGTCTTTCTTTTTCATCGTTTCTTCCCCTTATGTAAGCCATGTCGGGCGTGTTGCTTACCCTTTCTGGTGGCTTGTCGTTTCTTTTTATTAGCTGCTGCCAGTTTCTTTCTACCCGCAGCAGTGGACTTCAGCTTAGCAATAGTCTTTTTAGGTGCATATACTTCACCAGTTTTTGAAGACTTCTTGCCGCTTGCCGTAGTCCACTTCTGAGCTGTCCACCGCTTCAAAGATCTTTGTGGTTTACGTAGTGTTGTTGCCATTACTTGTAACCTCCACCTGCTTTCTTATATTCTCTAGCCAACATCTGAGCCTTCCTAGCTGACCACTGACCTGCTCTGCCGCCTTTAGTTCCTGCTTTAATTTTATTAAACAGTCTCTTACGCATTGCGGGTTTAGTATAGTTTCCTGCCTTATTAACTGTAGATTTTTTCTTGGTGGGCATAAACGTTACCTCACATTTTCATTGCTTTATTCATAACGTTCATATAACTCTTCATACCCGCACTTCTACGATGTCGAGTACGTGTCGTTTTTCTACCGTAAGGGTCTGAACGTCTTGTTGTAGCGTATGGGTCTTTAGGTTTAGTCATCGCTCGACGAGCTTTTGGAGAAGTCATAGCCCGAACCTTAGGAGAAGTCATAGGTTTTGGTGCGCTCCTAGCTCTCATACGACTAAAAATACCGCTACCGGTGCGGCTGCCAGATGTTCTCTTAGACATTGCTTTAATGCGCCCAAACAATCCGCGAGACTTGTAAGCGCTCTTACGAGGAGCCATGCCTACTCTTCTCTTACGACCAATACCTGTGCGAGTCTTACCTAAGATTCCTCGTTTCTTTAAGCGGCCTCCTGTGAGTTTAGCTCTCATTGGGTTTGTGTTTGTTCTTTTCACCCCGCCTTTTGCAATAAACTTCTTGAGTAGACCACCGATAAAGCGCTGCTGTCTGCCTCTACCCGCTACAGCTGTTCCAGAAGCTTGTCTACGTCTACGTGCTGCTGCCATAGCTCTTCGCTCTCTTAAACTACGAGTAGGTGCTCTACGTCTTGTAGGCGCTCTACGTGTTGTAGGTATTCTACGTGTAGGTCCTCGTCTACGCGAAGGTGCTCTACGCTTACGTGCTAACATCATAGCTCTACGCATTGCTGCTCGTCTTTTTTGAGCAGGTGTCATACGACTACCGCCTGAACCAACCGCAGGTCTACGCTTAACCGGCATACGAGTATATGTTGGGCCACCTCTACTTGGTCTTTTTCTACGTGCTGCCATTGCTGCTCGTCTACGTGCTGCTAACGCTCGCGCTCTGCGTTGAGCCGCTGTTCCACTACGACTAGTTATACGCTGCTTGAGTGAACCAGTAGTCGGACGACCTGTAGTTGTTCTAGGCTTAAGCCCTACACGCTTACGTAGTTTATTCATTGCAGCTTGTTTAGCCGCTTTAGTTAGACCGTACTTCTTAGTGTAGTTGTTAATTGCCTTAGTGCCTTTACCTCGTTTAATTGCAAACTTTTGAGCTGCACTTAATAGTCTCTTCTGATCTCGACCAAGACCTGCTCTAGCTTTAGACTGGCTACGTCTCTTAGCTGCGGCTCTTTGTGCAAGAGTTTGTCTAGCTGTTTTAGACATTGCAATGCCGCCACGTTTTGCCGGTCCCTTAGTTCCACGACTTAGTGGAGCTTTAGTACCCGCAGGGACTTTAATACGACCGAGGTTCGGACGTTTTGCAGGGGCTTTACGTTTTGCAGGTGCTGCTGCAGCTTTTCGTTGGTCTCCGTGTTTACGGGTATAGTTTACAATTTGTTTTGTAATAGCTCCTGCGCCTTTCTTAACTGCACCGGCTTGAGCTTGACCTAGTAGTCGTTTCTGTGCTGCACTTAGAGCACCGCCCACAGCCTTTTTGGTACGCTTCTTGGCAGGGGCTTTCTTTTTATATGGCATAATAATCTCTCCTGAGTTTTATTGGTTTCGGCTTACGCCTTTTGCTTTTTCAACAGTTCTCATAGCACCTAATCCAAGCATACCCATAAGCACTGGCATCATTGTTGATATATCTAATATAGGGACCGTAATGGCAGAATCGGCAAGAGCAAGCGCAAAATTTGCCATCGGGATAAGAAGGTAGTTACTCGCAAGTCCAAGACAACAAGTCCAACCAACAGCCGGTCTCCAACCCGACACAAATAAACTCTTGTGTGCCGCTTCTGTCTTATTAACTTCAATTTGCGCTTTCGCAAGTTCCTGCGCGTGTCTTTCAGCCATTGTCGATAGTTCAAACGCAATCGCATTCTTCTTGTCTTTATCCTCTATAAATTTGTCTAATAATCCTGTAACAGGTCCCACTAATGAATTTAAATTTAACATAGTATCCTCACTTCAAAGGGTTTGAAAGATAGTCCATACCATCCCACAAATCCTGTATTTCCCTATTAATTGTTTTAAGTTTAGAGTCTAGCTTCTCAGCCTCAGCAGTAAGCAGTTCCGCTTTAGTTACTGTAGCCTTCATAGTCTCTATGTCTTTTTCTAATTGATTTACCTTATCGTCAACCAACAATAGTTTAGCTTGTTGCTCCGCTATTGTTTTAAGGTTAACACCAAGCTCAGCTAGTTTGCCTTGAAGCTGCGAAACATCGTTAGCTTCTAGCTCTTGTTCAATCAAAGAAACCTTTTCTTCAAGGGGCTTTAGGTCAGGTATAAATAAACTTTCAACGCCCTCTAGTCTCGAATATAAACTAGATGCTGTCCAAACACCACCGCCTATAGTAGTGGCTAAAGAGAATACAATAGCTATGTAAATCCCTTTTAGTTTAACGCCACCAATCGTTAGTTCTGCATCAGCTAAACTCATTCACATTCTCCTGTCATAAAGCATTTATATCCTAAAGCTGTAGGACCAGTAAGATAAAACTCCGAGTCGCTACCTACCGCTAATATGTCTGCTTCAGTTACATACAAATCTATACCTATATCATCTACACCGTTTAAATAAACTGCTGTTAAGTTTCGTGTAGTGTTGTATCCCATCGTCACCCACTGTTGATTCGCATCATACATAATACTAGTTTGCTCTGCTGTAGTGTTAGCGGTTTCAATACTTTGCTCTAAAAAAGCCACTGCATCTTCGGAGTTTGCCACAGCTAAATAAGCTGAAGCGTTGTTAGCGTGGGTTTCAATATCATCTACAGACTGGTTGTAGGTATCAACAGTTTCTTGTTCTATTTGTAAGACTTCTATATTGTCAGATACAAATGTTTGAACTTCTTCTTCGTTTGCAGGTGTAAGAGCCGCATCAATTTTTTCTGTCAGCTCTACTACTTGAACCATTTCAACCACAACCTCAGCAAATGTATCTACGGCACTATTCATTAGACTTATTTCAGTCGCTGCTTTTGATTCTAATACAGCCGTAAGGTCTCCATAGGGCTGATAGTTAGTAGCAAAATCAGTTAAGGCAGCGTTATAAGCATCAAGCTGTTCGGTGCTGATATGTGCTGTAGATGATAAACTTCCATCACTTAGTGCATCACCATGATGTGCATATTCTGTAGCTGCACCTACAAGTGTAGTACCTGTATCAATTTGATTTACAATAGCAGTAGAAGTGCTTAGTAAGTTATCTAACTCACTTGCTGCTGCTACGGAACTTAGCGCTAACAGAGATAATATCTTCAGCTTGTTCTTCATTTACAGTTTCTCCAATGTTTAGAATAGTGTCGTACCATTCTTTAGTTTTGCGGTTATAGTCTGGGATGTAAATCTCAGGCTGCATTTTAAGAGCTAAATACGCTCGCTTTCCTGCTACTAGTCTAGAGTTTTGCAGTATTGGACAGGGCGTACCTGACATTAACATAGCTTTCCAAACCTCTAAAGACTCACACATTCTCGATACTGCTGCAACTTTCATACCTAAGTCTGACAACAGCTTAGCATCTCTACGTCTATCACAGTTAGGGTCAACCTCGTATGCACCGCTAGAGATGCCTACACCTACTGTCTGTAATGAACCGCCTTCGCCTTTTAAGCAAGTGTCTTGACCGTTAGACATGTAGCTTGGGGAGATCGCAGACCCTACTGGAATTTCAGAGCTGCTCCCTGCCCCATTGTATGTGTTGCTAGTAGATGTATCTGTAGTTGTATTGTTACTATTAGTCGTGCTATTGTTTCCGTGAAAAGTATTTAAACTACCTTCCTGAGCGTTGTCCGCTAATACAGCCACAGACATAGATAACAAAAACAAAATACGAAACATTAGTATTTCCACATTACTGGATAGCTATCTCTAGTATCTACGTGTATAAAAGTCTTAGCTACTCCAATGCCTGTAAAGCCCATAGCAAGTGCGTTCTTAACTATTTGATATCTTTGAGAGCCTCCAGAGACTTTGATGTCTGCGGCAATCCCACGGGCGTGTGTGCCCGGAACACTTTTTCGCGCCTCTATGCTGTGATTTTTACTTCTATATCCGCTAGTTATAATAAACGGAAACCCACAGTTTTCTCGAAGCTGATCTAGCTTTCTAATAAACTCGATATCCATTTCATTTTCGCCAGTCTCTTGACAGTTAAAGTCTGACAGTTTAAAATATTTAAACTCCATTGTTACTCCTTAGTTTATTTGTTAATACCTCTGAAGCTACTAAGCCACCTTCTGCAAACATAGGTAAACCTTTTAGTATGTCTTTACGCATCTTATCTGTTACCTGCATTACTGGTAGTTTAATTGGTTCACCGTTCTGCATTATTTCTTTTAGTTCAATTTTAACACCATACTTTTTAGCAAAGTTACTATCTAAAAGTTTAATAAGAGTTTTATCATAGAACTGCTTCATCTTTTCTCCACCAGTTTCTACACCATCAACGACTTCAAGCTGTTGGTTTCTTTGTGCTTGCAGACGACCAGTAGTTAGTGCCACCTCGTCATATCCACCCTCAGCTGCTTCAATCATTGCTTTTCTTAAGCCGAGTAGTGCCCATTTCTTTTCGTTCTTAAACGGAAGATCTGGAACTTCTGGAGGTAGAGAAGCGTTAATGGTACTTATCTCAGCCCTGACACGTTTTTTATTATCTACATGTTCAGCCTTGTTTAAAATGCCATCTTCATAATAGCTGTCTATTTTCTGTAACTGCTCAACAAGCTCTTTCTTTTTATCTTTTAACTCAGTAACTTCTTCAGATGTGAGTTTATTTGTGCCTACATTTTCTTTAGTAATGTAGGAACCCTTAGCTTTCTGGTGAGCATCACTTTGAATCTCATCAATTAAAAGAACCTTACTGTCTCCGTCTTTAGGTTTAACGTCCGCTAAACGTAGGTGAGCCACAAAGTTTTTAAGAGTAGGGAAATGTGAGTGCGTGAAATCTTCATCAATTTTTTTAAATCTTTCAGGAAGAGCCACTGTTATTTCTCTATAATTTTTAGTGTTACTGCCCTCAAAAGCATAGTCTAGATGCTGTCTGTTAGCTGTAAAGTCAAAACCGCCACCGATTCCCTTCCCTGTTTCCTGTTCCTCTATCCGTTTAAAGACTGATTCCACTAACGCTTCATAAGCATCATCGCTTAGATCGTCTATACCTTCAAGCTCTCCGGGGGAGTTGTTTCGAAGCCATTGTATCGTTGCAAATTCAGGGTCTTCCTCAAACAGATCTGCAATATCTTCAAAAGAAGGTGCATCAGTATCGTGGGCTCCTACAGTACCTTTCTTGGTCTCAACATCAAAGTCAGTCTCTTTAAAGTGCTGTTGAAGCTCTTCTTTAGTTACAGATGGTTTAGCAGCAAACTTATCTTTCGCTCCAGTCCATTCTAGCTCTTCGTCAGTAACGCCTTTATCTCGAAGCCTTTTAAGCATTACATCGCCTGTACCTTCTTTTTGATCCAAGTTTCCGGCTTCTTTTTCTGCCTTACTAAATAAACCTGATTCTTTTTTATCAGCAAAGTACCTTATAACTTTTCCAACGAGCTGACCTTTACTATACTTACGTCTTTCTTTGCTTTCAGAAGGTGTCATAAACTTAGCTTCGTTTTCATTAATCAAACGATCAATTTCTTTTTCTGCTTCCTTTAAAGTCTTAGCTTTAATCTTAGCTCCTAAGTTATTGTTATGAATGTCCATAGGTCTACCGACAGTATCCATTGTCACGTATTCCCGAATGTTTGCAGCCGTTAAAGCTGCTTTAGGGTTTTTAGATCTTTGCGTGATAAACCCTAAAGCTAAGTGAGCTGCGGCATCACCTTTACCATCATAAGCTTCTTCTTTTGAATATCGTTTGCGTTGGCTTTTAGCCCATTCTAGATCTGCACCTTTAATACCTAAAGTTTTAGCTATAAGACCTCCTGAGTATCTGCGGCTACGTACTTTACCACCATGAGCCATTTTAAGATTACGTATAGGGTTTAGCTCATCCATAAACGCAGGACCGGCTTCCTCTGCGTAAGGTATGCCGGTTTGCTTGTTAATACGCGCAGAAGGGTTTTTAGGTGCATTAGGAACTAACTCGCTTACTAAGCCTCCCTCAACCTTTTTAGTTCTTTGTACAGACTCGTCTTCTTCCTTTAGCTCAATAGGAGCTATTAACTCAGTCCGCATAAAATCACCGTAAAGGGTCATCATTTGCTTATACGTTTCACCGAGTGTCTCGTCTGATTTAAATGTTGTTTTATCGTTCATCAACAACAATAAAGACTTGTCAGGTCTGTCAGGTTTAAACTGACCCGCCATAAAAAAGGCCGCCTCTTTTTTGCTTAAACCGTTTAAAATTAAATATCTATATGTGTCGTTCCTGCCTACTAAAACTTCAGAAGCGTTTATTTTTCTATAAAGATCTTGAGATAGCTTTAGTTTTGCTTCTTGTCGTTGTTTGTAACGAGCTACCAAATCCTGTCCAGATCTTTTATAATTAACACCGACGTTGATTATGTCTTGAGAAGCCCTTTTAAAATCTGAAACACCAAAACGTAAAATATTTTCTACGTCTAACTCTTGAAATTTAAATCCTGTTAAGTTTGCAGCTAACTCAGCGTTAACATTTTTAACTTTTCCTGTGTTCTTATTAGGTTGCTCAAATGCGGCATCTATTAAAGATTTAATACTTAAAGCACTTCCGGGGAGCAACGTCTGTCCCAAATGCGTAATGAGATTCCCTGTTTTTTCCGATGTAGTTAGGCCCGGAGTAAATATTTCTTTACCCTTTGAAGTTCTTCCATCAGAGCTTATAGCTGCAAACATTACATCAGTTAAAGCATCAGTTAGAATAGCTTCGTCTATATAAGGTCTAAATAAATTAAAGGCAAACGCGCCTGTCGAATCCAGTATCTTCTTATCAAAATCTTCTTCGTTAATTTCTCCGTTTGCATAAGCCCTAGCCGCAGATCTAAACGGTTCTTTAATAACGCTGTAGCTGTCTACAAACTGTGTATCGTTTGTATATATTTTATCTTCAACACGAAGTACGTTACGAGGCGAATCTTTAGACCACGGAGTCTCGCTTAGAATTGCAATTGCTTTCTGTTCTTCTTCGCCAAAACCTGCAAGATGGGCAGTAGTTGCAGCTAAACCGGACCACCCTGAAGTGGTAGCAGTAAATCCTGCAAGTCTTCTAGCGCCTCTGCCTCGTATACCTTCAACACCTGAAAGCATTTCTTTGGCCGACTGTTTAACAATGTTTTTACTAGTTCTTATAATTTCAGCGGGGAATGAAAAGAAACTACCTACAGGAAGCTCTTTCAAAGCTTTAATGCCTTTAGGAACTCGATCATAATTAGGCATAGTATTACGTACTATATCGGCAGCCCGTTCTTCTAAAACCTCAATAGGGGCTTCAGGCATGTGTTTTCTTAAAGTTGCAAGCTCTTGGTTGTAGTAGTTAATTTTGTAAAAATCATCTGTAGCTACATAGATATTATCTACAAGCTGCTGTTTGTTTTTAGAAATACCATAGCTTTGTAGTTTTTTAGATATATTGTCTCCTAAAGTATCTACACCTGATTCATAGCCTACGTTTAAAAGATCTCTAAATTCATTAACTCTTACGTTTGTGTTAATAATACCCAGTCTTAAATACTTTTCATATAAAGCATCAAGCTCTTTGTTACCGCCTTGAAGAACAGAGTTTCGCAAAGTTTTAAAAGTTTGACGAGCTTCGCCACCAAAAGGATTTACGCCATTAGCTGCGCCAAACTGAGCACCACCCGTAAAGTTACGAATATGTGTAACATGACTAAATACAGTCTTTAGTTTCTGAGATGTTCCTTTAAGTGTTAAGAAGTTTTTATACCAACCAAGCTTGTCACCTTTGAAGAATCTAGAAGTATTGTTTTGTATTTCAGACAATATTTCAGGTGTAGTGTACTTACCGTCTAACACAGAATTAGTGCCGGTAATTTTAGCACTAAAAATTTTATTGTCTCTAGGCTGACCTTCTTTAAATATATAGCCGCCCGACTCTCCTAACTTATTTAAGTTTTGATAGAACTTATTAGTTTCTAATAGGTTAACCATTTTACTAACAGTAAGAATTACATTTTCGCTAGGCTCTTTTACTTCGCCCATCAAAGCTCTAATAGGGTCTGGGATATCTTCTCTTTGTTTTAAAATATTTTTATTTACTTTACGTACAGCACTAAAGTAATCCGAAAACTCAGAAGCACTTCCTGAACTTAATATTTCATCTATTTGATCTTTTGCTTGCTGTCGTGCAAAAGTCTCAGATAAGTTTGGGTCACGGTTAAGGTTTAAATTAGTTAAGTAATCTTCTGCGTCTAAACGAACTTTTTCGTCTGGCGAATATCCAGAATCTTCGAACAAACGATAAGAACGTCGCATATAGTGACCAGAGTTCTCTACGATTATTTCTTTCAATGAGTCTTTTACCGCGCTAGACCCAACAAGCTGTCTTGACATGTCATCAATTAATTCACGAGCATTGAGAACTTCTTCAGCAACATCTTTAGGCAGGTTAAATTCATTTGCAATATCACTTATTTTATCTTTAAGCTCTAAACCACGAACAAATTTAAGATCTGCAGTAAGAGCATCATTAACAGATTTAAATATTTCTGGACCTTCTTTAGTTTCCGATATATTATTTAAAGCATCTTGAAGTCTATTAGCAATGTGTTCTGCCTTTGCAATAACCTGTCGCTGAGCATACTGGGAGTCTTCAAAGGCATTGTAAGCCTTTGGAGTAAAGAAACCTCTAGTCGTTAAAAAACGATTTATAAATCTATTTATCTTGCTATTTGCTTGTAGCTGAACCTGTGCAGCGCCTTTTGGAGTTTCTGTAAATACTACTTGATCTTCAGGGGCTCTTAAATCAGTTGTTTCTTTGGCATCTTTTAAATATAAATATAAGGCTTCGCCTCTTTCTTCATCGGTTAAGTCTGGGAATTTTTTCTTAAAGTTTTTATATGCTATTTGACCTGCTTTAACTGTGCCGCCCAGTATATCAACAAGCCCACCTATTGCTGTCCCTTCTCCTAGAAGCTTAATTCTTTCAACAACTTGACTGTCTTCTTCGTCAGAAGCAATATACTCAGCAACGGTTTTTGCTCCGTTTTCCGGCAGGACTTCTGCAATTACATTGAATAAATTCCCTTCGCCTTCTTGAGTGTCAGCTAGTAGTTGGTCAGTGATCGCACCCGCCTTTGCACCGCGTAGGATTTTACCGCCTTCTTCACTTAGCTTACTATATATCTTTGTACCGCCCATAATATACGGAACTAGAGAAGCAGCAGTGCCTGTTACGGTTTCAGTCTTTTTTATTTTTCCTTCTTTATCAATAATAGATTCTTTTATTCTGTCCGCAGTTTCAGTAAAACCAGACATACGGAACGGCTCAACCAAAGAATCAACCATAAAATTTCTTACAGCTTTCTTAGCTTTTTGACTATCTTGTTTAAGATTTTCTTTGCTTTCTTCAGTTGGAGCCTTACTTTCACCTACTACGTAGTGCGGAGGTTGACCACCGAGAGTTAATAAATCAATACCAATATTAGGAACTTGCTCTAAGGTATCTATTCCAACACGAGCTAAGTCCGCAAGAATACTTTTTTTCTCTGTAGTTTCTTGCTTGGTTTCAGTTTCATTTAGCTTTTCTTTTTTTCTTTCTTCTTCTTCTAGTTTAGCAAGAAGACTGGGACTAGGTATCGCCATACTTAGTATTCCTTTATCGTTGTCTGTTTCTGAATTGTTCGGCTAAGTCTGCTATCTGCTGTAATATGTCAAAAGCCGCTTCTTGATCTCCGGTACTTAGCTTAACTACAATATCAGTATTATTAGATACTAGCCCGTTTAAAAGAGTTTTAGATAATTCGTCATTGTATTTATCTTGTAAAGCTCCGTCTCTTTCCATTACATTTTGAAAGATGTCTGAGACTTTTGCATATTCTTGACCACTTTTAATATTTGTAAGCTGTATGTTTTGTTTACCGACTTCGCGTACAAAATCTTCAAGATGCTCAGTATTTAAAATAGTTTTAGCTTGAGTTGCAAAGTTAAAGTTACTCTGCATAGATTTTAAAGTAATGCTATCAACTTGATCTTTATCGGCAACTTCTACTACAGGTTTTTCTTGTTTGTCTGGGAGGATGCCGAATTTGTCTTTAATTATTTTTTGCTTAATAATATATAAAGTAGAGCCTGATGTTTTAACTTGATAGGTACTTTCATCCCGGAAGCGTTCTTCTTTAGGAGTTTTAGGAACTACTACATTTGCATAGTCATAGGCAGTAACTAAGTTTTTAGTTTTGTTGTACTCTTCCATTAAGGCAAGAACACGCTTCCTATTAGGATCGTTTTGTTGGATAGCTTTAATAGCTAACTGTTCTCTGTCAGCCCTACTTGTCCCTTCAAATAAACCTGTAATAGCGTTTGTAATTGAATCTCCAATAGTTAAACCCTTTGCAGATCGTATAGCCTTAGCAGCATCTAAATCAAACTGGTCTTTAGTTTTAAGTTTTTTAGCTGCATCTATAAGTTCTTTTCTTTTATCTACACGACTCTGCGCCAATTTTGTCAGCTCGCTTTCAACTAGCTGTTGATAGGCAGTAGTTCCCACCTCATTTGGATCAGCATTTAGTTTAAACTGCGCTTCAAAAGTTGATCTTAAAATATCTTTTTCATATTCAACAGGGTTAACCCTACCTTTGTCACTTTTCATCATAGCATTATGTTCGTCCATAACAGACGAAGCAGCAGCGGTAGCGTCTTTGAATAAAGCCTGTGAAGCTAATATGTCTTGGTTTTCCGCAAACCTTTCGGCTTTGTTTCTTAGCATTGAGTTTCCGATAGACATTAAAGCTTTTGAGCCGAATAGGATTAACGCTTCTTTGCGCTCTCTTTTCCGGGCTTCCGATGCTATCCTGTCGTTACGTTGCCGAATGTCTGATAGTAATGATTCACCAAATTTTTCAATACCCATTATTATTCCTTTTTATTTTCAGGTGGAGCTAATAAACTTTCTTTTTCTTCTTCTTCCTGCTCTTCCTCTGTTTTCTTTGGAGAAGCCAATAAACTTTCTTTTGGAATTTCTGGAAGCTCGTCTATTTTTTTTGTAATGTTGCTACTCAAAACACCGGGAGGAGGTGTTGTAGTAGTTTCAATATCTTTGATTTTTTCTAAAGCTTTTTCTTCAAACTTAGTTCCAGAACTTTCTTCTTCATCTATTTCATCAAGATCTTCGTCTCTATAAATTACAGGGTCTACATCTATCTTTTCAGCTAATGCTAAGAACATATAGATAACAGGTTCAATCAACAGTAGCATTAAATCTGGGTTCCACTTACCATCTTGGAAACCTTGAAACAATAACACTTGAGTTAATTCGCTTAAAGGTTCCCCACCCGCTACAGCTTGCATAAACGGAACATAGTTTTCCTCATCAATAATAAGTCCAAAAATATACTCAGAAGCCGAATGAATGCTAGTAAACTCAGGCTTACGCTCAAAAGGCTGCGGGTTTTTTGGATCGTTAGTTAAAGACTGTCCCGGAACAGGGCGGTCCATTTTAGCATATAATTCCATTAACTCATTTTCTTGCATTATACGGCTCCTTGCATAAATCTTTGATACGCATTATGTAGCGTAGCAGTTTGTCCAATTGGATTTTGAGCAATAAAGTTTGTATTGCTTGTGTACATGTTAGGGTTAAAGCCTGTTTCATAGCCACCTGTACCGATATCAGCGGTCATGGTGTTGATTGTTGGGACACTAGCTGCAAAAGAATTTTGATCTGGGATAGCACCCGCATCGTCCATAGCTTTACCTTCAACATAAGTTTCTATATATTCTTTTGGAGCATCTAACACAGACTGTACAATTGCACCGGGAGCTGCTTCAAGTCCTTCAATTGCTTTATCTTTAAATTTTCCCGGAAGCTCTGTAATTGCTTCTTTAAAGGTTTTCTTAGGAACTTCGTTACTTAAAAGACTTGTTTCAGCATCTGCAGTCGTAGGCATCTCTATTTTCTTTACAATTGGCTTACCGGTTTCTAGATCTATATTTACATCAAGTTGGTCTGATACTGCTTTAGGTCCGAACTTACTAAACTTTGCATCCTGTCTATCTAAATATGCTTTAGTGTATGTGCTTTCTCCAGTTAGTGTATCCATAGAAAATAAATCTTTACCCGACTCTGCAAGTTTAGAAGCTTGTTCGCCTACTACTTTAAAAGTATCTTTAAAGTTTTTACCACTGATGTCGATGCCTTTACCATCAACGCCCATTCCTAGTTTAGAGGTGAACGTTTTAAACGGTACATCTAGACCTAGTGCATTAGCTGCCGAGCCTACTACATGTCCTACGACTTTAGTTACACCACCCGTAATAGTTTTAAACACATTACCTGCTTTTGTTCCTACATTAATCGCAGCGTTTAGAAACTTACCTGCACCTCGGAGCAACGGGCTGCTTGCTTTCATTAACCAACCTGCCGAGCTTCCGAGCATCGACCCCACCCCGGGCAGTAGTAAACTCAAGCCTATCTGACCTACAACGCCTAGCTTTCCTACAAACTTGCCAACCTTTTTAACTACTTTTTTTACACCTTTGGCAACTTTCTTTACTACTTTTTTAACGCCCTTTACTACTTTTTTAAAGGCTTTCTTTATACCTGAAAATAATCCCATCTATATTCTCCGCTTACTTATACATACTGTTGATCTTAGTTATGAGTGTGTTTAAATTTGTTCTTCCCGAAGCGCCACTGGCTTCGTTGCCTATTGCTGTAGCATATAACTGAGTTATTCTATTTTGTTCATTTTCATAAGATGAATTTAAATAACTAGACTCGTCTCTAAGTTGCTGCCACAACTGAGCTAATTCCATATTGTTTAAGTTAAAGACATTCTGAGCGTGTTGTTGGTTTGCTGCATTCTGTGCCGCAGTGTTTATAGTGTTGGCTTGTCTACGCCATGCAATATTAGATTGCTCAACTGCTTGTGCGTTTGCTGCGTTCCACTGATCTCTTTGCAGATCTACTTGCTCGTTAAATTTCTCTACATCAGCTTTAAGCTGCGCTGTAGCCTTTTCAGCTTCTAGTTGATTACCGGCTTTAATGGCTTCTTGTCTGTTCACTTCGGTAACATTAAACTGTCGCATAGCGTTTATCTGAGCTGCGTTTTGTTGTTTAACAGTTGCCGAAAGATTGGACATAAACTTATCTACATCTGTTTGACTTGCAGCATTAAACTGTCGTGCCGCGTTCTCTGCCGACTGATTAGAGAGAAGCGTTTGTTGACGGCTTTGTTGGTCAAACATTATAGCCTGTTGCTTGTTGCTTAAGTTTGTCATGTCCATCTGTAAAAAGTTTTGAGCGTTTGTAATCGCAAGCTTTGTTTGTTGGTCAGCAGTTGCTAAGTCCATTGAGGCTAATGCAGTTGCATTTTGCAGCATGGTTTGTTGGTCAGCGTTAAACTCTGTTTGTACCATTGTTTGCATAAATCTGCTGTTAGCTAACTCAACTTGTTGTTCTGCATTAAACTTAGTCATGTCAACATTAGCAACCATTGAAGCATTTTGAACTGCGCGTTGTTGATCTACATTTAATTGTGCAACGCCCATCTGAGCTGCAATGTTAGCTTGAGTAATGTTTGTTTGCATTCTAGCATTAAGATTAGCTAGTTCAGTTTGCTGAGCTGCGTTTAAGTTATCTGCACTTGCAGCGTTTAAAGCTGACAAATTAGCAAGACGCATCTGCTGATCGTTACTCATATTTGCTAAGTCCATCTGTTGTTGGAACTCAGCATTTTTAGCTAAGAAGCTAGAAGCAATTTGTTTATCTTGAGAAGTTGCCTCTTGAATAGCTTGAGCATTGCTTTGAGCTAGTGGAATAGCGCTTTGAATAATAGAGTTAAATAAAGCATCCCTACCTACTGTTGATCGAGACATTCCCCGCGCAGCTAGTTTTCTTTCTACTGAAGCTAGTGCAGGTCTAGCCCACGCAGGTACTTCGCCTTCTTCCATACCCGCCATTAAAGATTCCATTTGGACACTTACAAGAGCTTCTTTGGGCAAACCAGATAAAGTAGTTTTGATAGTTTCTGGAAGTTCTTCTATTTGATCTGCAATTAATTCTGGGTTTTCGGCAAGCTGTTTAGCGATTTCATCGTCTTTTAAGCCTTTGCGTTTTAATTCTTTAATCGCTTTGTCTTTAGCTTGTGCTCCTTGAATTGCTCGATTCTGCATTTCATTGTATTCATACATGCTCATAATTTGAGCTGCTTCGCCTTCAGGAGCAGGAGTACCTAAAATAGCTTCACGCTGTTGTGCTTCTGCTTCAGGCGTAGGCGCTACCTGAGTGACCTTGCCTGTTACTTTGTCTACGTAGGAGCCGTCAGAGATTTCAAAGTCTTGTACTTGCGCTTTAGCGGCCTGTTCAGCTCTAGTGTCTCTGGCTACAGTCTCAGCTCGTTCGCTCAATTCAGGGGCATCTGCTTCAGCGATTTGAGATACTGTACCGGTAGCTGCTTTAGTAGAGCCGATACCGCCTACCTTAGCTGCTGTCATTTCTGTAGCTTCTGCTCCCGGAACTCCCTGTGTAACTGCTGTTTGACCTACAGTAACTGCAGGAGCCATATCGGGCGCGTCAACTGTTTGAGCTTTAACATCCGTAGGTGCCGCTACCTGCTGTATGAGTTTATCAGGCGTGTCGTAATTCTCGCGTGTTTTTGCTACATTCTTTCTGGGGTCTGCAGCTACTAACGCTTTGTCTGCTTCCGCTTGAATCTGTGCAGTTGTTTTAGCTTTAGGTGCTTTTGATTTAGCCATTGAAGAATTTCCTTTAATATTCCATGTTGCTGTAGGTGTAGGTTTCGGTTTCGGTGCAGTTACTTTTTGTGTAGCTTTAAAAGCTGACTGAAAAGCTTTTTTTTGGGCTGCCGCATTTCTAGCTGCTCGTTCCCTCATTTTTCTGCTAGGGGGTCTTCCTCTCCTACGTGTAGTAGATTTAGGTATGTTAAAAAGATTAGAAGTATCTTTACCCTCTGCAGCAGCTCCAAACTTACGTGCAATTGTTGTGTATACGTTTTGTGTATAGGTTTCTTGTTGTTTGCGAGTTGAGCGACCTCTAAGGGGTGCTGCAGGTGCCGTAACCCCTAACCTTGCTGCGTATTGTGCTACCGTCTCTTTTCGCCCACGCGCAGGAAGACCAGTACGTTTAGAAAAAGCCGAATCAGATTCCCCGGCCTTTTTTAGAAACTTTTGTTGAGCAGCGTTTAACTTTGGATGAGGGGCATGAGGCATCCAGTTTTTGTGTCTTGGATGTCTTGCGTGGCCACCGTCGTGAAACTTAGCCCGTGAAGACTTTAAAGCGCTCAGAACTTTACCAGTTCTTTTTTCTTCCATTACTTATTCCTATTTACAATTTTTTGAACTGTAGTAGATTCGTAAATACGGATACCTAACCACACAATAGTGAAAAGACTCGCCACTGGAGGTAGCCATGCTGCTAGAGACATTACACCGGTTGATGCTGCCATTACGTCTACAGCTTGTTTAGTTTCTTCAGTCATCATGCGAGGCTCCTTTTAATTAGTTCCAAGCTACTGCTGCAATGTCTTGAACGAGCTGTGGATAATCTGTAATGTTGGTTACAGAGCTTTTAATGTTTACTTTACGAGCTTTAACCAACGGAAGCTGATCGTCGTTTGGATCGTCGTAAGTATCAATAAGAGTTAAACATAAAACTGTTTTAGAGCTATCTGTAGTGTCTCTAACCAATACAGTGACATCTTTAAGCTGTGTTGTTTTTGTAATTGCCATTCTATAAAATCTCCTTTAAGATTCTTGTACTATTTTTATTACGCCATTTGTATGGTAAAGACCACCAACAGGAACACCCGCATCTTTTGCAGCTTGTTCAGTAGCGTAGTTAGAGTTACTTTTTGCTAAAGCTGGCATGATTATACCACAGAAACCGTCAGTGCCGTCAACTACTTCGTTAGCTACTACAAACCCTGTAGATTTAGTAATTACTTCTTCATTGTTTACCGTTTCTATTGTACCAGTACCAACCACAAAACGGTGATTAGTTACCCACGAGGTTGGGTTAGAACTATCAGTAGGATAGTCTGTAAAGAACTTTTTATCATCGTCGTTATATGCACCTACAGTAGTGACAAAGTTATCCCAAAGATAGTTGCTAGACAAGCTATTGTCTGCGTTAAGCTGTTGGAACAAAGGAGTTTTCAATCCTTGTCCCAAGCACACAGCACCATTACCTAGTGGGTTGTTGCTTTTACCGGCTGTGAATGCGTGGTCGCCTTCTACTAAATTGGACTGACCGATTGCTGCACCATAGGTATTGTTAATAGTATTGTTTTTGCCACAAGCTAAGGCATAAGAACCGTTCACATCGTTACTGCTACCTGTTACAAAGCTATTGGCTGCGTTATCTGCGAAAGTAGGTCCTCCTACGTTATGGTTACTACCGGCTACAAGAGAACTAGCAGCGTATCCTAGATCGTTTCTGCGACCGGCTACCATTGCATAATCACTGTTGCTTACAACATGTCCTCGCCCGTAAACAAAGCCATAATCAGTATTGTCTAGTTCAAGTTTTGTATAAGTGCCTCCATTTGAATCAATGCCCCCACCTGCAAAACTCCACGAACAGGTACTCGCGATTTGAATTTCTTCACCCATCATAATACAGCCGTAGCCGTCGTTAGATGCTCGGTATACTCCGTTATTGTCTGAATTACCTTTAGCCCAGTTAAAGCTGTAGTCGTTCTTTGCTGAAACTAAATATCCGCCAACATAAGTGTGCTCTACACCTACTTCGTCTGTTGTATCGTTAAATTTAGGGCCAATAACAAGATTACCACCGTGACCCACACTGTTAGCTGTATCGCCTGTAAAAGTAATTTGGCTTCCTGTTGCCCAGTTACTAGCGCTGTCTATGTCAAAATCGAGCTGATATCCAATACCAACATTGTTGCTTCCGAGGTTGTCAGAGTCTCTTCCGATTAGCATACCAAAGTCAATGTCTTGGTTGTCTTGCAAGTCACCTGCAGTATATGTACCAGTTACGTCATCACCAACATGAATGCCTCTTGAAGTGATATGGAAGCGTTTAGTTTGCTCGCCATCATCAGCTACTGTGGTCCCTGCTGTTTGCTGATACCAATGCATTTCAACACCTTCGATACCTTGAGGACGCATAACTATACCGTCTTCAGGTCTCAGTATTACATCGTTAGTAGGTGTAAGCTCTATATCGTCGCTAATAGTTAAGGCTGTAGCCGGAGATGCTTGGTTAGTCGTAGTTGCTACGTTAAATTTAAACGCGCTTTTTCCCGTATTAGCACTGTTAACTGTTTCCGCAACAATTTCAGCTCTAAAGTTACTGAAATTTGAATCGGCAGTTTCGAAACCTATTATTCCTAACTCAGGGGTAGCGCTGTTGTTAGGCGTAATAGCTATTTTAGTTGCGTCACTGTTATTAAGTAAAACATTTTTAACATGTAACGGATATTGAGGATCTGTTTCGCCTATTCCTAAACGTCCGTGACTTGACATAGTTATAACATGGTCAGCTACATTTGATCTAGGAAGATAGAAATTTAAAGATCCTCCCGATGTATAATCAGATGTATTTTTTTCTAAGAAAATACCGGCCACAGCAGCCGCGGTACCGCCACTTCTTTTAAGTGTTAAGCCTACTTCATTTTGAGATATATCCGATACAGTGTTTTCTAGCGTTAAACCGGGTCGAGCGCTAGTGTTTAGCATATAAGTCGCTACAGCACCGGCACCAGTAAGGACGCGGCCATCTCGAGAAGCTGTAACGTGTAGTTCAGTTTCAAGATCTGCAATAGCAGTATTTATACCTACTTTATTTTCTGAAATATCTACAGCTAGAGTGTCGGTGTCTACTGTTATGTCGCCAGTGAAGTCCGCACCTGATAAGTCTGCTTTTCCTAAAACGTCTACTGTAACAAAAGAAACATTACCGCTACCATCAGTCACTAGGGCTTGACCGCTTGTACCGTCAGTGCTTGAAAGTGTATAGCCTCCTGTAGCTAGTGTTCCAGATGCCTTAATGTTACCATCAACGTCTAAGGCTTCAGAAGGCGTTGGATCATTTATCCCTACCCTATCATTAGTAGAATCAACATACAGCGTATCAGTATCTACAACGAAATTTATACTAGATGCGACTTGAACAGTGTTTGAACTTGTAGTTAATCGCGTCTCACCGTCATTGTATAAGGCAACGCCACCGTCTACTGTTGCATTTATCATGTACTCATTGTCATCTGATATAACCGCAAACGCACTTCCGTTTGTTTGTAAAACTAAGGCTCCTTCCCCTGTTTCTTCAATTACCGAGTTACCACCGTCAGTATGATAAATTGCTAAGTCGCTGTCCGTGCCAAACTTAGCTTTTACACCATCGTTAAATAATACATCACCAGTAAACGTGTCTCCTGTTAAGTCTGCTTTTCCTGAAACGTCTAATATAATATCACCAAAAGCAACATTGCCCGATCCGTCTGTTATAAGAGCTTGGCCACTTGTACCGTCGGTGCCTGTAAGCGTGTAATCTCCTATGCCCAGTGTTTCTTCGCTTGCATCCCAGAAAACACCAGAAGTTGTGCCGTCTTCTGCAAAGAAAGTAATATCACCATCTTCAGAGATTTTTAAGCGTTCGACACTTGTGCCGTTGTTTGGATTTGTAGCTATTGTAAGGCCTGTTCCATTACCAGACGCATCTGAGCTATAGTCAGCACGTATGTAGGCTTTTCTGCTATCAGCATTTTTAAATGTAATAGACTGGGTATCAGCGCTTGTACTATCGCTCGATAAGTCGATGTCTCCCGCGAGGTGAAGCTCGTTAAATCTGTTTGTATCTGAACCTAAATTAATAGCTCCGTCATCCCCAGTGTGGGGGACGAAATGATTGCTTAGTATTAGTTCTGCATCATTAGAACTTAAGGATACACTAGAAGTAGCAGACGCTAAACGCGCTTCGTTCTGTGTTTTAAGCGCTAGACCATCAGTAGCATAAACCTGAAGTGCACCTAATGAGCCTGACAGATTATTAGTAGTATCTTGATAGTCGAACGAAATATACTCCTGTCCTGAGTCTACATCAGAACGGGTTACTTGCAGCACGGCATCGTCTGCAGTTGATGTTGTGGTAAAATATCCTTTACCACCGGAAGAGAGTACTATTCCTTGTTCAGTTTGAGCCGTACCTATTGCTTCATGTCCCATTAAGAAGTGGCCACTATCAAATCGAGCATGTTCATTGACACCAGTTCCAAATGTTAAAGGTTTACCGACTGTACCGTTTATTGAAACTTTTCCAAGAGAGCTATCTGAGCTTCCTACGCCCTCTACAGTTATTGTACCGGTAACTCCGTCAGCCTCTACTTTTAGTTCAGAGCTAGGAAGAGTAGTGTCATCTGTTGCTTCAGCAAGATTTTTGACTTTTAGTGTTACAGAATTAGCTAAATCAGTATTTTCAATATCTAGTATTTCAGCAGGACTAGTAGTACCAATACCTACTTTACCATCATTCGTGAAAGCTACTTTAGGTGCAGAGCCTGTAGGACCACCCATGAACCAGTAATCATGCTTAGACCTAAACTCAAATCTAGGGTCAACAGCATCGACTCCTTCGCTTGCTTCGATGCCCATGTAATGTCCGAGCTGTGATTGCATTACGCCATCAACTGCGAAACGATGTTCTATTAGTCGTGCTGTACTGTCTGAAGCCATTTCTTGAACAATATCACAATCAGGAGCCATTAAGTGTAGCTTAGCGTTTGGTTCTGTAGTACCTATACCTATGAAACCATCTCTTGTAATATTTAAATCAGTAAGAAGTTTTGCTTCGGCTACAGTGTTTTCAGTACCAACAGTTTGGTCAAACACGCCAAAGCCTAAGTAGTTGTCATCTCCTGTTTGACCTCCACCATTATATACAATAACTGCATGTGCGGCATCAGCACTATATTGAGAATGGTCGTCATTAAATTCAGTAAATACTATAGACGGTAATCCATCTTCGTTAGCCTCAGTGTCTGAGTCACTAGTGATTTTAATATCACCGCCCTGCACATGGAATTTCGCATCAGGGCTATCAGTACCTATACCTACTTTGCCGTCAGTTTTAATTGTAAGTCTGTCTTGGTTTCCAACAGATATTTTTATGTCCGAATTAGGTGAAACGAGTTTACTGCCGTTTGCTGCAGTGTGTGCTAATCTAAAGTCGTAGTCATCGGTATCTGGTGTTTTAAGGTCAACATAACCGCCAGTAGCACCACCAACTTCTACACGCCCATCACCACTGCCCTGTACCCTAATAACATTATCAGCCCTAATTTCACCCGCAACATCTAATTTGCTATCAGGACTATCAGTACCTATACCTACTTTGCCTGATGAGTC